TATTATTTTTTATCCAGAAATAATTTGGTTTGCTATCTGATAATTCTGTAAATCCTAATCTTTTATAAACATCTCCATTTGAATATCTTTTATCAGCATAAGATATTAGTTTATTATTTTTAAAATCATTTTTAACTTGTTTAAATAATTTATCTACTCCACCTACAATTGTTGTATTTAATTTTGATGCTAATCTATGTAATTCAATATCCACATTTTTATTAAATCTAGATTTTCCTATAGATAATGCCATCACTAATTCATTATTATAAATGAGCCCTAAATAATATCCTGCTTTTGTATGTCCTTGTAAATGATTGTTATTAAAAAAAGTTTCAGCTTCTTTAGCTGATAAAGTTTTAATAGTACATTTTCTAGCAAATATTTTTTCTTCAAAATTTCCCATTTTAGCACAAATAATAGATTTGCAAATTTCAAATTTATTATCTAATTCAAAATCCCAAAAATGTAATATTGGGATTACGCTCATGTTTGATTTATCTAATAGAGGTATTTTTCCATTTCCATCTTGATGCCAATAAATTCCATTAACTTCTATACCTAATTTATTGTCAATAACAATATCAATTTCTTTAGGAGCTATTAATTTCCTATTATTTAGAGAAATTTTATTTAAAGAAAATTTATTTATTAATTCATTTGCAAGTTTTTGTTCTATTATAGATCTACCTGAAGATTTACAGATTGGACATAAAGGAATACCATTAGAAGAAAAAGTTCCAGTAAATACAGTATTACAATCTAAATGGATAAATTTATATTCATGTGCTGCATCAATATAATCATTTAAATTCCAATCTACAGGTTGAATATTCCGTTCTTCCATTGTTTGGAAATGATTTGTTAAATGAGTATCAATATATTTTTGTCTTTTGGTTATTGTTGATTTTTCTTGCATTATATCACTTTGACTAGAAAACTCAACATTATATCGTTGCTTAATAGTTGTTTGTATTTTATCTTTTATTTGCTGAGATTGGAATACATTTTTAACTCCATAATTCTCAATTGATGTTTGCTCTACTTTTTGTTTCCATTCTTCACTATTTCTTGAACATTTTAAACTACAAGTTTTAGTAAAACCACGTGACACATTTATAAAAACTAATGGAGTATCTTTACATACTGGACACATTCCACGTTGTTCTAAATCATTTAAAATTGCAAAAACTTTTTCATTGAATGTTTGAAAATTACCAAATTCAAAGTCATTAATTTCTGCTTTTAAAGATTTATTATCTGGATGTCTCCATAGATTTCCATAATACTTTCCATCTTTAACTATTTTTGATAAAATGTCTTTTTTAAATTTATTAATCATTGCTTACCATATGTCTTTATGAGCATCCCAACCATCACCTTCATAATCAACGTCTTCTTGTTTATCTTTTGATTTCTGCAAATATTCTGCATATTGTCCAGTTCTCGCTTCTTGTTTAATTGCTTTACAAGATTTAAAGCAAAATTTACCCCAACCTCTATTTCTGTCAGCTATTCGAGCTTCAAATTCTTTTTTACATCTTTCACATTTTACTAGAACATAACCAGTTTTCATAATGTATCCATTATTTTATTGCAAATATTAACACAACAAACATCATAATCGTCTGAGTGTATTTCTGAAATTATTTTTTTATGTTCTTCAACAATTAAATTGGCAAAGTTTATAACATCTTCATATTCTGCATGACCATTTATAAAATAAAATTTAGGTGTTTCATTATCAACATAATTCAGAAGGTGGGCATCTAATGCTAGTTTTATAATTTTATCGTTAGTCATCTAATTTTAACCTGTCAAATAATTTTTGGTGTTTTTTAATGATTGCTAATGCTCTTTTATATAATTCTTCATTCAATTTAAATTCTTGATTTTTAGGTTCTTTATCTTTTAAAGATTCTTCTTCATTATTATCTTCTTTAAGCATTTAACCAAGCTTCCACAAATTTCTGATAATGTTGAGAATCTAATTCAAATTTATATCCACCATCCATAAAAATAATAAATTTATTAGTATCAGAATAAGGACCTTGAATATAAATTACTTTATTTAAACTGATAAGTGTTTTATAATCTACTTCAAATATTTTCATATAAATGATACCTCTATAAATTTTCCACCCATCCCAATGTTTTCAATATCTATTACTTCAGATTCTCCATATAAAATAGTTCCAGATTGTAAATGGATTTCTATATCGGTCCAGTTTGACACATCATCACATTTCTCTATAATATGAGAAACTTTATCATTTAAAATAGATAATTTAGCATTTTTATTGATATCAAATCTTGAATAATTATAAACAGAAGCTTCTTTGTTAAAAGAAATTTGATTGTATTCTATAAGAATTTTAACTATCATTTTTAATACTCCTAATATCTGAATTCGTTTTTTGTAAAAATATGATTAATTATAACATATAAATAATAAAAAGTAAATTTTTATAATTTTGTAAAAAGTTATTTACTTTTGGAAAAAAGTGTTTATAATATAATCATAGTTTAACAAATGATGAGGATAATTTGATGATGAAAAAAATAATACTAGTGTTATTGATGATTGGTATTTCAGTAGTTTACAACTATGGTAAATCAGATTTCAGTAAAGACTGTGAAGATAAATTTGGACAAGTTATATCTTCAAATGGTAATGAATTCTGTTTAAGACCGGATATTAAATAAATTTATGACACTGAACAACATTTTAGCAAGATGCGAATTATGTGAAATGTTTATTATGTTGTGTAGATGTCAAACATATTCGGGCCAGTCGCCTAGCGGTCTAGGGCAGCGGCCTCATAAGCCGTCGACGAAAGTCAACGTTGGTTCAAATCCAACCTGGCCCACCACTAATTAATATAACAGGATGTTTAGTAGTATCATTTATGTTTGGGGGGTGGATGATGGAAGTTTCGCTATTTACAAAAATAGAAAATCAAGATGACTTTGCAGATTGGTGTTATTATAATGGCATTTATTGGTTTCCTTCTCAAGGTTCTAAAATTGGTGCAAAGTTAGGATTGACTGATGCAGATTTAAATCGAGCTCATCGTTTTGATATAGTTTTTCAACTTGGGAGATTTAGTGATTGGTTGTTGAAATCACAAATACCTGCTTTAGCATTATTATCAATAAATATTAGTAATTTACAATATTTGTACTTACGCATAATGTTTCCAAATCCATTTACAACAGATTTGGAATTAGATGAATAAATTATTTTAATTTATAAAAGAGGATAAATCATGGAATATTGGGAACCTGTTAGTAGAACAGAAGATTTAGTTATTATTAGAGAAATTCAAACTGGTATTTTATATGCTTGGACCAAAAAAGATGGTTGGCACCAGTATAAAAAGAATTCACTGGACGTATAGTCCTTTAAAACATTGGTTAGGAAAGATGTTCAAGACGTGGGTTCGAATCCCACCTGCTCCACCAGAAAAACTCTATACCATAACTGGTTGGTAAATAGGATTTGAACCTTTAAAGAGTTTTTCTGATGGGGCTGACTTGGAATCGACTGGGCAAGTAGTACTCTCTAATGGGATCGACACGTGATAGTCGTTAAAAGACACCTTAAAGTAATCGCAAATGACGATATCTTTGCTATCAGCTTAACTGCATAATAGCTGGGGTTGGTCACCTCATCATCCAATAACCAATGGGAGACTTCGGTTTCCCATTTTTATTTTTAATAAAGTTTCAATTTTCTCTATATTTTCTTCTCACTTAGAAATTGTCTTAAATTTTGCATAATTTTTTTGATATTTTATAAATAAAATTATGATTATTATAACACATAATAAACAAATTGTAAATTATTTTTAAAAGGAGATTTCTTATGCCTAGTTTAGTTAGTGCTGGCGTTTCAGTTCCCGTTACTGATCGTTCTTTCTACATTCCCGCGGTAGCCAGTACCGTTCCACTTATTTTTGGAGCCACAAGAGCCAATAAATTTCAACCTGATGGAATATCAATTGCTGATGGTACTAATGAACATAGTTTGATTAGAACTATTACTTCTATTGGTCAATCAGTTGAATTATATGGCATTCCATATTTTCACTCAGATAATAGTGGCCCAGGTAATACAGAAGTTCAATATCATGGCGATGCTAGAAATGAATATGGTCTATTTGCATTAAATCAGTTTTTAGGAGTAGGTTCTAAAGCTTTTTTCGTTCGTGCAAACATTGATTTAACTGATGAAGCTATTACCTTTATTTCAGCTGGTGTTCCACAAGTAATTGATCCTATTGAAGGTATTCGTGTAGGTGAAGGAACTGTTTCTAATATTGTTGTTCCATCTCAATTTGAACAACCTGAAACATGGACTTTAGTTGCTATTGGTCCTCAAATTGGCGAAACAGTAATGTCATTCACTGTTACAGGTTCCGTTTCTGGTATGGTTGGTATTGCAAGAGCTGGTACAACATTCACTAATTCAGGAGCAATTGAATTCTTAATTCAAGAAGCTGCATTGCCAGCAGATCAATTTTCTCCTGGTGATTATTTCGAATTTACCTCTATCTATGTTCCTTCTACTTTTACTGGTGCTGGTAATGGTCAAGTGGTTGATTTAGTTGCTGGTTCTGGAGCGATGGATGATGAACAATTTACAATCACCTTTACTTCACCAACAGCTTTTACTGTTACAGGTATCGATCCAGTAACTTCTGCAATTACTACACCTACTATTGCTGGAGTTGTTGGAACTGCATTCTCTGACCCTGCAGATCATATCAATTTCACTATAACTGCAGGAACTACAGCTTTTGCAATTGGCGATGAATTTACTATCGACTTCACTAAAGTTCAAGTATTTAATCCACTAGGTGTAACAGATGCTAACAAACGTCAAGCTATTGTTACTGCATTACAAGCTGAAATTAACTCTAATCAAGATATTCGTTCAGAAGCTTTTGAATACAACCTAATCCTATGTCCTGGTTATCCTGAAGTTGTTGATGAATTACTAGCACTTTCTGATACATTAGGTAATGAAGCCTTCGTTGTTGCTGATACTCCAGTTAATAAAACACCTGAACAAACAGCAAACTGGGCCAATACTAATAAACGCTTCAATCACACAGATGTTGCTTACTATTATCCATGGGGTTTAGCATCTAATCTAGATGGTAAAGATGTTGTTGTTGCTCCATCAGGTATTGCATTAAGAACTTATGCTTATTCTGACAACCAATCCTATGTATGGTTTGCTCCTGCTGGTGTACGAAGAGGTGTTGTAACTGGTGTAGCTTCAGTTGGTTATGTAACAGGAACATTAGGTCAAGCAACAAAATATATTGAAGTTAATCTAAACCAAGGCCAACGCGATAATCTTTATGAATTCTACAAAAACATAAATCCTATCGTATACTTCCCAGGTAGAGGACTTTTAATTTGGGGACAAAAAACTTCAGCTGGTGCAGCATCTGCTAGAGACCGCGTTAACGTAGAAAGAATGCTATGCTACATACGCAGACAATTACGCAAAGGTGCTTTTCCATTCGTTTTCGAAATCAATGATCAAATCACTCGAGATGATTTAAAAGCAATGATTGACGGGTTTTTGTCGGATATTATGTCGCTTAGAGGATTGTATGATTATGTTACTGTATGCGATGCATCTAACAATACTCCTGTTCGTATTGATAGAAATGAGCTATGGGCGGACATAGGTTTGAAACCCGCCAAGGTCGCGGAATTCATTTATCTGCCCATAACCTTATATACCACTGGTGCTTCAATGGGTAAAAACTAAAATATTAAATCAATGGGAGGAAGTTACATCATTTCTTCCTCCTGTTGATAATTTCTAATAAATTCTAAAACTTCATTTAAACAATTATATTGTAAGCATTCAGATTTTCCACCAAAATTTTCATATGGAATATATTGTTTATCACAAAATTCCATTAATATTGTTTGTTCTAATACAAAAGCTTCAAAAATTGATGTTGAAATGGTATGTAGAATTTCTACTTGATAATTTTTAAAATTTTGCCATCTTTCTTGAGTGGAATAGCTTGTAATTCCCACTTTAATAAAATTTTCATTTTCATTAGACATTCTAACAATGTATAATTCTCCTGGAAGAGATTTAAGTTCAGGATTATTTTCAAATACTGTTAAAGACCAAGTCAATCCTGCTTTAGATGGATAACATTTTGGGCAATATTCTCCATTAATAATTTCATATCTATAAGGAACTAAAACACTATTAGTTCTAAAAAATGAAGTATTACAAATATTACATTGTAAATTATATCCTTTTTTATTTTTAGATATTACATTAATATTATATTGAGATAAATGGTTTTCAACTCTATTAGTAGCTTCTTGTGTGAGTCTTTTTGCATTTCTTTTTGCAGAAATAGAAAGTTTTGCTCTAGTTTCTTCAGAATGTTGTTTACCTTTCATAGAAGACACATAATTCGGATCTGAGCGAAGTTCTATCATAGCTTCTTCCCATCTTTTACGTTGTTCTTCCGTTAATTTATATCCTTTAGTTCCTTCGCTAATTTTTTGTTTAGTTTCTTCTGATGTTGTATTTCCAGTATTCCAATGAACTATTTCTCCAGAAGCATATCGAGTAGACATTGTTTTTGACTGTTTTTGTCTTTGTTCTTCTGATATTGGAATACCTTTATTCCAAGCCGGAATACAATTTGCTTTTCTAGTTGCGCTAACTTTTGCTCCTATAGCAGGATCTCTTTTTTGCCCTTTAAATTTTGCATTTGATTTTTCTGCCCTTTCACAAGCTTTTAATCTTTCTTCTTCAGAATATGTTGGAGCTCCTGGAAACATTTGCTGATAATCTCTAGCTGTTATACCATGAGACTTGAAATGAGGTCCAAGTGTTTTCATTCCTTTGCCACATATTTTGCAATAAACAGTTGTAAAAGTATCTTCTGGTATAGTCATTAACTTATCTAAAAATAAAAATATTATATTATAGATTATTAAATTTGTAAAATTATTTTTTAATTAAGAATTAAGCTGGCAAAGTAGTATTTTTTCTTGGTAAAGTTTGATCTTCGCTGTCAATTGCTAAGTTGTATTGGGATAATAATTTATTAACTTCATTTACGTATTGATTTTCTAATTTATGTTTTTTTATAAGTTTTAGAAGAATGTTCCGTTGCATTAATAGAAAATCATTAATTAAAAAGAAGTTATCAAGGTCTAGTGTATTATCTTCTTCATTGTAAATATGATCAATTACACCACTATCTTCAAGATGTTCCATATATGAAGTTGTTAAAATATCATTTTTAATGAAGTATTGATGTTCTGATATTAACCATTGGATACTTTCTTCTAATGTAAGATTTTGAGGATTTTCTAAAATAGTTTCTCTATAATCAAGAAGCTGAGTATAGATGTCATTTAATCTATTTGAAGATGTCATTTTTTAAAACCTTTTGTAATATGTTTAATTATTTTTATAATAAAATTATTTTGTTTTTTATGATATTCAATATCTTCCAAAATTAGAATAATATCAAGAGTATTTTCAGGAATTTTTTCCATTTTTGAAAATTCTGATTTTAGTGATTCTTCATTATAATAAAGTTCATCAATAAACATATCATTTTCCAAGTCATCTAAATAATGAGTAATATTATATACAAGTTTTTGGAAAAGTAAACATATTTTTTTAAATAATGAATCTATCAATTGATTTGCCAAGTGATTGAACATTTCTAACAAAAGACGAACTAATATGATTGTATTGGATATCACCTAATATTAATATCATATTAACATCTGGATTAAATTCACGTATTTGTTCAAACCATATTTTACTGTCTTCAAGATCTTGATTATTACGAATACCTCTTATTAGAGTTGGTTTATATAAAGTATTTGCTATTAAATTTGGAATACTTTTTACATCGCAAATGATTTGATAATTAGATAAATTAGCATTTTCAGATAATTTATGACTATCAGATTTTATTGGATTTTTTGCTTGAATTAAAACAACTTTATCAAATTGTTGTTCAGCTTTTTGTAAAATATCATTATGACCAATAGTGAAAGGATTAAATGAACCACAAAACCATCCAATTTTAGGTTTAAAGGATTTTGTAAAAGAAATAGCATGGTTAATACCTGTTATATAATCTTCGTCTAGAATATCTAATTTTTTAATATCATTTAAAATTTCAATATGTTTTTCTTGATACAAAGCCCAATCATAGAAAGAATATTCTTTAAATAGTAAACGTTCAGCTTCTATAATTTCATCAAGAGATTTAGTAAATGAAGATATATCAGATAAGAATAAATTTTTAGCATTTGGGCATTTTTGCAAATCTTTATAACCAGAATTTAGAACAGTATCAGCAACAACTTCAGCTAAAGGAATTTCTATTTTAATTGATTTTCCTGTTTGTGAATCTTTTCCTAAAAATTTATTGTCAAGAATATTAGTATAAGTATATTCAGCAGATATTTTTTCATTTTCAGAACTTTTAGGGTCATAATTAATATCATGATATATTGCAGCTAAACCTAAAACTTTTGTAAAAACATTAGCTAAAATTAAATCAGTTAATACATACCGAGTATGGTCTATATTATGATAAGGGTTATTATTCCATGAGTTTTTAGAAAAATGAGTGGAAAGATAATTTAAACAATCAACAGCATCTGATACATATGAACTATTATCAATTTTTCTAATTGCTCTAATAAAAGCTTCTTCAGTTTTTCCTCTAAGTTCTTGCAACGTTCCATTTTCAATATTAACAAAAATATTTTTATTATTTTGAATTATTGTTTGTCTTGAATTAATGATATCTAAAGTCTTTTTATCAATATTACGTGTTTCAATATTTCTTTTTAGAATTGTTTCGTTTGGTTGAATAACAATAATACTATCAAACAAATTAGAAATTTTACCTTCTGGAAATAAAGTTTCGTATGTATATAATGCAGAAGCTTCAACAACATAGATAATATCAGTTTCTTTTAGTAAAGATTTTAAATAATTATATATTGGAAGAGCAAAACATTCACAAAATTCTTGATATAATTTATCATTAGTAAAAACTTCATTAACAATAAAATTTGAATTTGGAATATCTGAATTATTAAATTTATCTTTAAAAAATTTATTTAATTCTGGAAATGATTGATTTTTTAAATTTTTACAATAAACATCTAAATTAATATATTTGATATTTTTATTTTGGAATGTTTTCCAGTGAGATAATAATTTAATAGCTGTTGATTTTCCTGAAGCTATTCTACCTGTAATTGCTATTAAACCCATAATACACTATACCTCTTTTTTAAGAAATTTTTAAAATAGCTTTTTATTAAATATTTATATTATTCTAAAAGAATTAACAACATAATTTATTTCAACATCAAATTCTGCATATTCATCTATTAATATATTAAATTCAATTTTTAACCAATTACAACATTGCATCATTTCATTAAATTCAATTTGATTAAATTTTGTTCTTGAAAATGTGAGTATTTGAAAATCTTCTGAAAGATAATTTACATTCTTTCTATCTATATCACAATAAAAAGGTTTTATATTTTTTGTATAATAAGTTAATTCTTGAAAATCTTCAAACACAAAGTTATATTTTTTATGATATAATATATTTTGATATTCTTGAGCATACGCTAAAATAAAATTAACTAATGAATCTGGATTGGTCATATTTTTAGAAATAATATAACTAATACTTGGATATTGAATTGGGTCAAATTCAAACATTACTAGATATTGTTCAAAACAATATCTATCATATTTTGATATTCTATGATAGATATTAGCTTCTTCAACAGTTTTTAAAATTTGATTTGGATTCAACATAAATTAATTAATTAACACATCAACTCTAATATGAGTACTTTCATTTGAATAATTAAATTTAGCTTTAAATGTAAATTTTTTCCATGAAGTAATATTATTTAAGTGTTTCCACATATCATTAGTGAAATCATTTTTAGATAGAACCAAATATTGGAAAGATTCTGTCAAAAACAAAATATTAATACCTTCTAAATAAAAACCATTATATTCATGCATTAAATCTAAACCACAACTATGTGGTTTTGCTTGAATTACATTAATTTCATTTTGACGGAATTCTTCATAAAACAATGAATATTTTCTAATATATTTACTAGCTTCAATACTGCCAATATATTTTTTTAGAATGCTAACATATTCAGTTGATTGAGCATCTTGTAATACACGGTTAATACCATCATGATGAATATAATTAGAATTGTTAAGATATTCAGTTAAATCTTTTTTTTCTTGTTTAGATAAAAATTTATAAACACCTAAACATTCAATATAATCTTCAAGATTTTTTCTAACTGTTCCAATATTGTAATAAGTCATTTTATATTTTTACTAAATGGTAAAAACAAAAATCATATTGATTTTTTTCATCTTTCTTGTATGTCCAGTGACCTTTAGTAATCCAGTCGTACATATCAATAGATGGGAAAAAAGTATCAGCATCTTTAATTATTGTATTAACAATGGTTAAATAAAGTTCAGAAATATATGGAAGACACAAATTATAAATTTCACTTCCACCTATAACAATTAAATTTTTATCAATTTCCATTGCTTCATTAATATTATATACAACTTCAACATTTTGTAAACTGTTATTTTTATCTCTAGTTATCACAATGTTTTTTCTAAAGGGAAGAGGTTTATTTCCTATACTTTCAAAGGTTTTTCTTCCCATTAAAATGGTATTGTCAGTTGTTAATAATTTAAAATTTTTTAAATCAGCAGACAATTTCCAAGGCAATTGATTATTTTTACCAATTGCATTATTCAAATCTTTAGCAACAATCATTTTCATAGATATTCCTTTTCTTAAAATATTATATTATTTTATAATATTCTTGGTGAATTGTAAATAATTATTTTTAGATAAATATCTTATTTGAGAAAGTAATTAATAACTATGGCTTTAGCTTATACACCTCCAAATTTATGTATTGGCACTTATACTTTACAAAACGATTGTACAGATAAGGCAGATAACAATACAATAGAAAATTATATTGCTGAAAATATAGAGATAGCTGGCGCGAAGATTAATGTGTTTATGTTAAGAGGTGTGCATGCTCAAGGAAAGTTAATGGATTTAGTTGGTTCAGGACATCCTATTAGTTCTGGAACAGCAGCAGGTTCCGATATTATTAATGCATTTGATATTTCAGCGTCAAGTTGGATTAGTGCTCAGGGAGGAGCAAGTGCATTTATCGGATATGATTTTGGTGTTAAGAAAACGATATATGGAACAGATGCTTATGCTCCTGCTCAGCCTGTATATCAACATATAACTACGTTGAGAATACAGCAAAGTTCTAATGCACTTAATCGGGTATTACAAGCTAGAATAGAAAATAGTGATGGAACTTTATCTCATGCACTTTCTTATTCAGGAGTTGGTAATGGACGATTGTCAATATTACAGCAAGGTTACAGACCGAGAGTTTCTACTATCAGTGTGGTTGCGAATAGTAATAATAACTTCACTATTATTAGTAATGTTGAAGGTGTTTTAGGAACTGTTGGTTTAAATCAGCAATTCTCAAATCAAGATATTATTTTTTCAATTATTCCTGATACAATTCCTTTTGTAATTGGAGATACATTTACTCTAAATTTTAATTATAATTGGAAACGTGTTGATGTTATTAATTTTCCTAATACTGGAAATTTAGAAACTATTAATATTAAACCTTCTCATGCAGCTCCTTTATGGAGAATAATGCCTACATTATTTGCTGGTAGTAATACTGATCCTTGGGAAGTTATTAAGCTAGAATTAATGGATTATCAAGCAACTAGATTAGATAATATCCAAGACCCTATTTTTATGGAAAATAGGGATAGAGATTATGCTTCTACTTCCATTATGATTAAATGCACTTATCAACCTATGGATAGTATTGGAGATTTAGGTAAATTCGGTTTCTCTTTAATGGACCAATATGCTTTTTCTTGTTCATTTGCTAGAATGATTGAATTATTAGGAAGACCTATTGTTATAGGAGATATAATAGAAGTAGAACCTGAAGTTCAATATGATGCTGAATTAAAACCAGTTAAAAAGTTTTTAGAAGTTACTGATTGTAGTTGGGCTGCTGAAGGATATTCTCCAGCTTGGAAACCAATGTTATATCGATTTATGGCTAGTCAAGTATTGCCAAGTCAAGAAACTAGAGATTTGTTTGGAACACCTGAAGAGCAGCAATATATTGTTGATGATGGTAGTTTCTTTGATAATATGGGCCAACATCAATTAACTCCATTACAAATTACAGAAACAATAAAAGCTGAAGTAGCTAATGATGTTCCTGAAACTGGTTCTGATGGAGCTTCTACGATAGCTTCTGGTATGCCAATGGTTCCAACTCCTAATGATGGAAGTGATTTAGCAGGTAGAGGGCAAACAGATCAAAGAGATATGTATATAGAAGATGGATTGCCTCCTAATGGTGAGCCTTATGGAGAAGGATATGAATTACCTGATATATTAACAGTTCATGATGGAGATTATTTTAGATTAAATTATGCTATTGAAGTAAATATACCTCCAAGATTGTTTAAATATTCTGCATTAAAAATGAGATGGATTTATCAAGAAACTGATTGTCGTGGTGCATATTCATCACATAAACCTTCAGTTAGAAATGCATTAATATCTATGAGAAGTAAGGCATTAAATGAATAATAAATATTATTATTTTAGTAGAGAATAATTATTATGATTAAAAATCATCCATTAGAAAATACATTTAATATGGACAGTGGCACCATGGATTTTTCGGTATTTTCGTCAGATAACAATGAATTATCTAATTATTCAGAACAGTCATCATCAATGACAACATATCAAGATGACGATGAAGACCTTGAAATTAGAGATGATATTAAAAAAGTTTTTGATACTGCAATGGTGGCATACGCAAATCAGGCAGAATTATCAGAAATTGTTGAACCTAAATTTGCAGCAAGAAATGCTGAAGTAGCAGGAACATTTCTTTCTACAGCTTTAAATGCAATTGCTTTAAGAGCTAAAGTTAAAGAAAATAAAACTAAACGACCTATTGGTATTCCTCAACAAGGAACTAATATTTCTAATTCTAATGTAATTGTTGCAGATAGAAATTCTATATTGGAAATGATTAAACAGAAAAAAGAGTTAAGTAATACTTAACCAGCGTATACATTAGGAGAACCAGTTGTTGCTGTATCTCCTTTAGTATCCATATCCCCTATCCTAATAACTTGCTTATTATTCACAAATACTTTAGAACTGCCAGAAACAAATGTATCTGTTCCTTGAGGGCCAATATCAGTATCTCCTTGTCTAATAACTTTTTTATTATTTACAAATACATTTCCAGAACCAGTAATAGCAATATCATTTCCAGATGGACCAGAATTTAAATCTCCTAAACGATATATTGCTGGCATAATTTATTTAAATATTGTTGAAATTTGTTCTGATTTTATTGCATTCTTCAATTTATCATCTTGATTTGTTTCTTCTAATGTCATACGTGTCATACCTCTAGTATAAACACCTTGATATGGTAAATCAACACTTTTAATATTTACACCTAATGTAGGGTCTTGCATTAAAGATTTAACGGCTAAATTAATGTCTTTAATTTCAGATAATACCACATTTTGATCTTCAGATAAAGTATTAGCATTATCAATTTTCAATTCTACGTTTTCTAATGATGTTGCTATTCTTTCTAATAAAGTTGAATAATTTGGTAAATTATCAATTGATGATTTTATTTCTGTTAATGCTGTTACTAATGATACAATATCTGTAGTATAATCTAATATATTAGATGAAGCTGTACTATAAGCCATTATTTGTCTCCATTTAAATATTCAACTAAAGTATCAATCTTCAATTCTAATTTGATTTTTTCTACTTTCAAATCTTCTATTACTTTATAAAATAAATCAGAACCATTTTGACTAATATGATAATTTCTATCTTGCATAAATTTACCAATACTCAATAATGTTAATTCTAACTCATCATTTAATTCTTTAACTTTTTCTTCATTAAATACTCTGCTCATTATAAATTCCTGTATAATTCCTAATTCATTAAAATTCAATACACAATCAATCATCATCATTTGTAGTAAATTCAACACCAAATTTCTCCTGCATATATCTCCTAAAATTCTCAAAATACCATGGATTACTGCCTCCATATCTCTTCTTATTGGTATCATGTCTCTTAATATTTATACTCTCAAAATCAGCATCTTTTTTACTACAACTTCGGCTACAATAATCTCTATATCCAGCTTTTCCATTCTTAATAAAATTTCTGCTACTTAATTCAGCGCCACATTTTTTACAAGTAGGATATTCCTCTAATCCATTCCTTAACCAATACAACCTTTCAGATATACCACCATCACAACTTGGAGTTAAGAATTCTATTTCCTCTCGTATATCATCATCCATATATCTGACATATTTACCCTTAGTGTCATCTAAATACTTTTGTAATTTATTAGCCACGTTTAAATATTGTTAAACCATTTACTGATGCTGGAGAAAATTCACCAACTGCTCTAATCATATCTTTAAAAGATGTTCCTGTGCTTAATACATCATCGATAATAATAACATGTTTACCCTCAATTTTCAATATTTCATCATCAACAATTTCCATAAAATTCTTAACTAAATGGACATCTCTTTTTAAACCAATACCTTTTAATGTTACAATAGGACCTTTTCCTTCTTCTTCATTCTTCCTAACATTTCTAATGATTGTTTTTTTAATAGTATCAATCTTATCAGGTGTCATTTTTTTATAACCATAATATTCCTTATCAATCATTTCATCAACATACTTATCAATATCTTTAATATGTTTTTTAACAATAACATCTTTAATAAATTCAATATGAACCATTTTCTCTTCTAATTTATCAATAAAATCTTTTAAAAATCTTGAACTTGATACTGGATATATAATGAAATCAGGTTTTTCTCTATTCAATAAATCAATAGCATAATTAACACTATCTCTAATAAATCTAGAATATGTTAAATCATCAACACTATATTCTCCAATTCCTTTTAAAGCTTTTAAAATAGAAGAAGATTGAGACCCATCTTTAGATTTATAAGAATATAAACTAATCACTTTATTAACAGGAACTTCAGCTCCATAATTAGCATTACTTAAATCTTGTCCTTGACTAATATATCCTGTCTTTAAAGGGAAAGTTGATATTGACTCAGCATCAGAAGCTTCACGCTGAGATTGCTTATAATATTTAACTCCCTTAGTCTTCTCATCCAATGTTATAGACTCAAACAAATATTGTTTAAACGTTATCATTCCAAATTCCTTTTATAAATTAAATATTTATATTAATTGATTTGATTAATTTATCATATCCTTGTTTACCTTATGAAATTATGTTATTTATCATTAAATAATATTATACATCAATATGATGTTTTTGTAAATAATTTATATTAAAAATAAGGAGATATATTATGGCTTTACTATCCCAAGCAGGTGTTCCAGGTGGAGGATTTGGTATCCTGCATCCTAAACATAAAAATCGATTTCAAGGAGTATTCATTGGAATGGCAGGTAATGGTTTAAATATTACACGTCAAATTACCACATTCAATAGACCTCAATTAGAATGGGAAGAAATCACATTACATCGCTACAATTCTTCAGCTTTCGTGGCGGGAAAACATCAGTGGTCATCTACTTCTATTACTGTTGAAGATGATTTAACTGGTTTAGCATCATCTGCAATTCAAGCACAGTTAGAAAAACAGCAACGTTTGATTGGTGCTGATGGAACTAATGGTCAGTGGTTGAATACTGAGCCAACAGCTTCTGGATATAAGTTCGGAATGAGGTTGGAGCAATTAGATGGTAATGAAACAGTATCTGAAATTTGGGCTTTTGAAGGATGTTGGATCCAATCTGTAGACTATGGAGAATTAGACTATTCAACGGCAGATGCAGTTACTATTAATCTAGTTATACGTTTCGATCACGCCAGGCAATCTCTTAATAGCGCTGCTAATGGTGATGTTGGTGTTGCTGCTACTTATGGATTTGTTGATAACACTAGTTTTTCAGCTACTACAGCTAATGGCTAAAATGCGATAATAGAGAATAAACCAGGTAATTTACTTATTATCTGGTTTATTTTTACAATTCTCAAAATGAAATCTTGTCATATTAGAATTACCTCCTGTTAATCCACAATGAGGGCAAGTTAATTTTTTAGCTGGTATTCCTTTTTTCAATTTACTTAATTTTTTTCTTGTTGTTTCTGTGTGAGTGAATCCTTTTGAAGAATTTGACATTTTTTGTTTAATTTCTCCAGATAATTTTCTATCTTCTTTTGTTTTTGTATTATTAGGATTATTTAAACAATTATCAAAATGCCAACGTTTTCCATTTTGAGCATCAACTAATATAGAACAATGAGGGCACATTAATTTAGGTTGAGCTTTTCTTATTTGACTAATTAATTGTTTAGTATTGGAAGAATGTTGTTTTCCATGCATAGGGTTATTAGAACCTGAAACATCCATACCAAAAAATCCATTTACACTAGCTAGTGATTTATTAGCAAAATTATTTAATTTTATAACATTAAGTTCTAACTGTAAATCATATTCAGCTTGAAGAGCTTCTTGTCTAGTTTTATGATAAGATAAAATTGAAAATGCAAAATTTAAAGGATTTTGTTTAACTTGTTGTTTCCAAAGTTTTTTATATTGTTTAGAATTTAGAGATCCTCTATATCCATTATTGAGAGATTTTACTGAAGACGATCCTATATAAAATGTTGGTAAATGAATATAAGAACAAATAATAATATAAACGCAATAATTCACAGTTAAAATCCTTTAAGTATAAAAAATAATTATATCATATCGTATTTTAAAAGTAAATTATTATTTTTACTTATGAAAAAGTACACAACAATATTACGGCCGTGTTTTTTCACAAATTTTTTCTGATTTGCCGGAGCTTATGTTATTGATTTAGTTCTTGTATTCCAAGAAAGTACACAACTAATGCTATCCCCTGTATTTTTATTTAAAATGATTATTTTTTCTCGTATAATTTTTAATATTTACTCGAAAAAGACATGTTATGCAAAATACGTTATCTTTACGGCATGTGATAAATCATAATGAATTTAAAATCAGGTTAATCATGGCATTATTTCTATAGCAATAGGTATAATAACTTCTAGATGGATAGCCGTGATTATCTGGTAGAAGTTTTTTATTTTTATGTATAGAATTGTTGAATTTGTTAAAAAGAGTTGAATTAATTTTATTGAATAAATACTATATTTGAATATAACTGGAAATTAGATAATGGCTTTTAATTTTAGCAATATGTTAGGTAGCGCAGGTATTGGATTTCAGAAGACTGCTTTTAATATATTTGGTGCCGCTGTTGACCAATTTTCTAATGATGCAATGTCTAATGTATTTTCTGGCGCAAATCAAGCAATGGGAGATATGTTTGGAGGAGGTGGATTTGGTGGTAATTCTGGAGATACTATATCAGATTTTGGTGGACATGAATGGAATACTACTGCGTATGCAAGGGATTTGATTAGGTATCAGCCTAAGCATAGATTTTTATTTAAAGTATTATTTGAAACATACGATGGGCAAGCATTTAATCATTTATTTGGAGATAATAGGAATGCATTTCAATATGTAATAAAACATATTGACAAGCCAACAATTACTTTTAATTATGAAGATGTTAATTATTATAATTATAAGTCTAAGGTATTAAAAACAATAACTCATGATGCATTATCAATGACTATGATTGATGATATTGATAATAGTTTTCATGATTTTTTCAGAGGATATTTATTATCTCATTCACCTATTTCAAGATCATATAATAGTAGTCAATCAATTGAACAATTAAAATCGAATGGATTTGCATTTTCCAATTTAGAAACTGGTGGATCTGATAGCGCTATCAGAGGAGTATTGGAAAATGGTAATGAGCATATATTAAAGAGTATTAGAGTATTTCAATATTTTGCTCATGGTATGATGGTTAATGAATTTAGATTTGTTAATCCTAGAATTATTGATTTTAATTTTGATGAAGCATCTCATGAAGGTGGAGATCAAGGACATCATTGTACAATACGATTTGATTATGATGCACTTGTATTAGAACCAACTAAACAATTAAGTGGTAGTCCAGAATACAAAGCTCCAATGACTGATTTATATGTTAATGGGGACGGTGGTGGAATGGGAATAATTGGAGGAGTAGCTGATCCTATATTAGGAATGGTTAGAGGAGCAGCAGGAAGATATGGAAGTTCTGTATTACAAGGTATGTCTAATTCAGTATTATCAGGAATATCTTCAGGTAATCCTATATTACAAGGTGTTACACAGAAAATATCATATGGAATAGGAACTGTTGGGAGAAATACAATTTATGGTATGTCTGGTGGTAGTCCAGGTATTTATTCTAGTAATTCAATAATGATTAGAGACGAGTACAAATGAATTTTAAACAATATTTAATGGAAAATGATACTTCTCATTTTATAAAGGGGCAAGAATTAGAAGATTATGTAGAACAACATAAACATTACATGACTTTACAAGGTAATGAAGTTAAATTTGAATTTGAAAATCTTGAATTAACTCATTCTATGATAATTGATGGATATATTCCAGTTCAATTTAAACCAGTTAGAAATTATTATGTTCCAGTTAATATAGAATTAAAAAGTTTAATTGGTAGTCCTCAATTAGTTAATAATTGTGAAATTAGATTTGCTCAATATTCTCCTATAAATTCAATGATAGGTGGACCTAAAATTGCAACAGAAGTTTTTAAAATTATAGATTTTCATTCTCATATAACTTCATTAGACGGAATTGCTGAAAAAGCTCATGTTTACAGAAATTATATTTCAATACCTTCATATCAAAATGTTCATAAACATATTAAAGAAATTGGCAGTATTATAGAAATTACTAATAGAGTAGTTTCTAATATGTTAGGATTTGTTTTAATTAAAGGTGATTTTAACATTGTTGTTGGTGGAGAAAATGATAAATTAAAAGAAGCTATTAATATTTTAAATAATGATACATCTAAAGATGTTTTAGAAGTTCAAGAAGAACTAATAACTAATGGATTAAGGGAATACGCGAAATTATGAAAGTTAGGGAATTATTAAATGAACAAATAAAAAGTCCATTAATTAAATTAAGTTATGAGTTTAGTTGTGACAATAATCAGAGTAATGAATTAAAACGTAAAAAAATTGAAATAATGAAAAAAATTGATGAACAAGCTGGTAAGGGTTGTTTTTCATCAATCTATATTAACTCGAATGGATTTACTATTGGCTTAATTATACCAGAACGTGAATTAGATGCTATCCATATTTATGTTGATGATATTAAATTTGTTCTTAAACAATATTTAGATATGCAACATATTAAAGAAGATGACGATGATCGCAGATGTGATGTATTTCTTTATAATGACTTTCCAAAACTTGAACACTTAATTAATTTTCCAGCTATTTATTTAACTGCTACAACTTCAGCCTCGTTAAAAGGAATTCATAAAGCTATTGGAGAATGTGATTGGCTTGAAATTGAAAAATGTGAAAATATTAAAAGTTCTGTATTAGGATTAGTTATATTAGCGAAAAAAATGCCAGTTACTTTAAAATGTTCTTCAGGTAATCTTCCTGATTGGGTTCCTATTTTAAATAGACATTTAACTGGCGATAAAGATATATTAGAATGCCAAGAAGAACTAATAACTAATGGATTAAAGGAGTTTGCAAAATTATGAAGGTAAGGGAATTGTTTGAAACACAGGTTCCAATTTATAATGGAAATATTAAAATTCCTGAGGAGTGGAAAGATTTGTCAGGTCTTCCTGAATTATTTCCTGGATATACTGCTGGCTGTAAAGTAACTGGAGATTTTGTTATTAGATCTTGTGATGCTTTAACAACTTTAAAAGGTGGTCCACTACAAATTGATGGTAATTTTTTGGCTAGTTTTTGCTCATCATTAACTTCATTAGAAGGTGCACCACTACAAGTAGGTGGGTATTTTAGTTGTAGACAGTGTACCTCACTAACTTCACTAGAAGGTGGTCCACTACAAATAAATGGTGATTTTACTAGTTATAACTGCATATCATTAACTTCATTAAAAGGAATAGGAAAACAATATTTAAAAAAATGTGGAAAACTTTTAAATTTAGATAATTGCTCAAATTTAAAATCACATATGTTAGGGATTTTATTGATTAAAGATTTAGAAATAATTCATTTTAAAAATATTGCTAATGAAGACGCTGGAGTTATAATACAGAAACATTTAGATGGAGATAGAGATATATTAGAATGTCAAGAAGAACTAATTACTAATGGATTAAAGGAGTTTGCAAAATTATGAAAGTTAGGGAATTATTTGAAACACAGGTTCCAACTTATAAAGGAGATATTAATGTTCCTGAAGATTGGAAAGATTTGTCAGGGCTTCCTGAACTATATCCTGGATATACTGCTGGTTGTAAATTAATAGGTGATTTTTATTGTTGTGATTGCACTTCGCTAACTTCATTAGAAGGAGCACCACAATCAGTTAGTGGCTATTTTGATTGTACTGAGTGCAGATCACTAACTTCATTAGAAGGAGCACCACAAGAAGTTGGTAGCGGTTTTAGCTGTTATGGTTGTAGATCATTAACTTCATTAGAAGGTGGTCCTATTTATGTAAGTGGAAATTTTAGTTGTATACAGTGCTCCTCACTAACATCATTAGAAGGAGCACCACAAGAAGTTGGTGGGAATTTTATTTGCACTGGTTGCAAATCATTAGTTTCATTAAAGGGAGCACCACAACAAGTTGGTTATACTTTTAGCTGTAGTGAGTGCACCTCATTAACCTCATTAGAAGGAGCACCACAACAAGTTGGTTACGATTTTAGTTGTTATGAATGTACTTCTCTAACTTCATTAAAAGGAATAGGAAAACAATATTTAAAAAAATGTGATAATGAATTATTTTTATTTAGTTGTAAAAATTTAAAATCACATATGCTAGGGATTTTATTAATTAAAGATTTAAAAAAAATATCTTTTAGCGATAACATAGAAGTACAAAATATAATTAATAAACATTTAGATGGAGATAGAGATATATTAGAATGTCAAGAAGAACTAATTACTAATGGATTAAAGGAGTTTGCAAAATTATGAAAGTTAGGGAATTATTTGAAACACAGGTTCCAACTTATACGGGAGATATTAATGTTCCTAAAAATTGGAAAGATTTGTCAGGTCTTCCTGAACTTTATCCTGGATATACTGCTGGTTGTAAATTAATTGGTAATTTTTATTGTGGATGTTGTACTTCACTGACTTCATTAGAAGGTGCGCCTCAACAAGTTGGTAGTAGTTTTAGTTGTCATGATTGTACTTCACTGACTTCATTAGAAGGTGCGCCACAACAAGTTGGTAAAGATTTTAGTTGTAATTATTGCACTTCATTAACTTCATTAGAAGGTGCGCCTCAACAAGTTGGTAAAGATTTTACTAGTTATAACTGTATATCATTAACTTCATTAAAAGGAATAGGAAAACAATATTTAAAAAAATGCGGTCGTAATTTAAATTTAGATAATTGCTCAAATTTAAAATCACATATGCTAGGGATTTTATTAATTAAAGATTTAAAAATAATTCATTTTAAAAATATTGATAATGAAGACGCTGGAGTTATAATACAGAGACATTTAACTGGAGATAGAGATATTTTAGAATGTCAAGAAGAACTAATAACTAATGGATTAAAGGAATACGCAAAATTATGAAATTACAAGAATTATTATGTGAAAAAGAAATTACTATTGATTTATTTAATAAAAAACTTCAAGGTAATTTACAAAATATTAAAGATCGATTTGGTTGGGGTATTACATTATCAGGAGATTTCTTAATTAATAATAATGAATTCACTTCTTTAGAAGGTATGCCTGATAATGTAATAGGAACTGTAAATTGTTCTTATAACAAATTAAAAAATTTAAAAGGTTGTAGTTTATCTATTGGTAAAAGTTTTATTTGTAAACACAATTTAATAGACACTTTATTATATACTCCTAAATATATAAGAGGAGATTTTGATATATCTGACAATCAATTATCTCAATTAAAAGATATTCACAAAAGTTTACATACAGTTAAAGGAAAGATAATATTATCTAATAATCCTATAAAAGCTCATATTTCTGATTTAGCTAAAATTAGTGGATTACAAGAAGTTATATTTACAGGTAATCCTAAAGCAGAAGAAGCATTTGAAATATTAAATAAATATTTAGTTAAAACTGAAAGTCATAATTGGTTAGGAGAACAATTACAAACTGATATAGAACAAGAATTAATATCCAAAGGATTAGAAGAATTTATATGAAAGTTATGGAATTATTTGAAACACAGGTTACAACTTATAAAGGAGATATTAATGTTCCTGAACATTGGAAAGATTTGTCAGGTCTTCCTGAACTGTATCCTGGATATACTGCTGGTTGTAAATTAATAGGTGATTTTGATGCTGGGAGTTACAGATCATTAACCTCATTAAAAGGTGGTCCGCAAGAAGTTAGTGGCTATTTTTATTGTGACAATTGCATATCACTAATCTCATTAGAAGGTGCACCTAAATCAGTTGGAGGTTATTTTAATTGCAGTGAGTGCAAATCATTAACTTCATTAGAAGGTGCACCACAGTCAGTTGGGGGTCAATTTGATTGTACCAAGTGCACTTCGCTAACCTCATTAAAAGGAATAGGAAAAGAGTATTTACTTGAAGTTGACAGTTATATAGATTTAAATGGTTGTCGTGAATTAAAATCACATATGTTAGGAATATTATTAATTAAAAAATTTAAACACATATATTTTAATGTTGATATAGAAGTGCAAAATATAATAAACAAGCATTTAAGAGGTGATAGAGATATATTAGAATGTCAAGAAGAATTTATTACTCATGGATTAAGACAATATGCAAAATTATGAAAGTTAAAGAATTATTATCTGAAGATCTTGAAATCAATAAACATGAAATGGCTTGGTATTTTCCAGTTTCCGGAAAAAAAGCACTTAATTCAACCAGTTTTAAAGATTTTTTAATATCTGAAATAGGATTATCAGGATTATCTTCTTCTAATGTTACCTATGAAAGCATAAATGTCAATTTTTATTTAAATAAAAATTTTACAACTATTGAAACTTGTGATAAATTAGAACAACAATTATTAGATGATTATTTTCATAAATTAGGTATCAATTCTGATAATTATATTTGTAATCATAATTTTAAAATTAGACAAGATTTTAATGATTTCAAATTAGAAAGTAAAAGTAGTATTAATTTATCTTTTATGAATAATACTTCAATGAAAAGTATTCATAAAAAAGTATTAAATGCTGGAGAATTATTGCAAGTTGGTAATATTAAAGCTGTTACAGATAGTGTATTAGGATTATTATTAATACCTTATAAAACAATGATCATTCCTCCAATTTCTTGGGGTTCTATAATTGGAAAACATAGACAATCACGAGACATATTAGAATGTCAGGAAGAACTTATTACTGAAGGATTAAGACAATATGCAAAACTTTAAAACCTATTTAAAAGAAGAAAATTCTTCAGATATTATATTATCAATACCATTACAATTTGAACCTGAATTACATACAAGTTCTCGAGAATTAGAAGGAATGTTTAAAATTGAGACTATTTCAAAACATATTCCTAATTTATCTTCAAGTTCTGGAATTTTTTATCATGCTCATGCTAATGAATATAATGTCACTTTAGCTGTTAAAATGTCTCAACATGATTTATCATCTTATCAGAATTATGAAAATTTTATTGATAATTTTGTAAAATCTATAGAACAATTAATTAATATTGATGATATTGATATTGCAACAACTCCTAAATTAAAAATAAAAGAACTTCCTAATTTTCCAATATTTGCAAAACATATTATTTTTGGACTAGTTAAACCTATGTCTCTTCATAATATCCATAAAATATTACGTTGTGATACTTTACAAATTGATTATGATGAAAGAGTTACTGATAGTGCTTTAGGATTAGTATTGATACCAGGTATTAGAGTTTTAAGATTTTTGGATTTATTACAAGATAGATCATGGATTGGTATTATTCAAAAACATATTCATAATAAAAATAAAGATGTATTAGAATGTCAAGAAGAACTTATCACTAATGGATATAGAAAATATGCAAAACTTTAAATCATTTTTAAAAGAAGAAATAACTAATGATATTTCTTTTTATTTAACAATTCCTGGTGTAAATCTTTTTATGGATGAAAATGTTATTGCTGATGAAGTTGAAAAAATATTAACAGAAAATTTTAAAAGATTGCAAATTCATAAATTAGATTTAATTGCATGCTGGCATCCTGAATTACATATAAAAGTAATAGTTCCAGACAATATTGATTTTAATCATTTAGCAAATGAAATTTATTTAATTGTTAGAGAAGTTACTGTTGCTGATAAACCTATTTGTGATATAATTTTATATGAACTTCCAGAAGATAATAAAGTTATAGAATGGAATAGTATTATTATAAACTTACATGACTCCCCAAAAGTATCTTTTCATAATATTCATAAAAAACTAAAATGTAATCTTTTAACAATTAGTTTTGCAACAGGTAAAATAACCGATAGTGTATTAGGATTATTGTATATTAAACATTTACATTTTCAAAGTACTAATGCAGAATGGAAACAAATTATTCTAAAACATTCAGAAGGTGATAAAGATATATTAGAATGTCAAGAAGAATTAATTACTAATGGATTAAGACAATACGCAAAATTATGAAAATAAAAGAACTTTTTGAAGCTTCTACAACTCGAAAACATTTGACTGAAATGCCAACTAGCGAATTTAATAGTTATTCAGTCCAATTCGATTTTAAAGAACAAACTACATTAAAAGATATCCATAAATTAGTAAAGTGTAAACGACTTGTTATTAATGGTTGTGGAAATGTGACTGGTAATGTTTTAGGTTTATTATCAATGGATTTACTTCAACTAAGCTTTATTGGGATACCAGATAATAAATCTAGAATGTGGACTAACATAGTTATAAAGCATTTCTATGACGATAAAGATATATTAGAATGTCAAGAAGAACTAATCGCTAATGGATTAAGACAATATGCAAAATTTTAGTAAATAATAAAATATACTTTATTAGGATTTAAAAAATGAAAGTAAAAGATTTAATTAAAAGTCATTATGAACCATCTCAAAAATTTCCTGTTCATTCAAAAAATGATATATTAGCAACTGTTAATAAAGTTTTAGAAGGGTCTCATATATCTTCTATTGGTTTAAAAATGATTTCTACTGATAGTCAAATTAGTAAAGGATTATTAATTTTTAAAGATAAAAAAACTAGATATAAAATCAATTATGAAGGAAAAATATTTCATAATGCAACTGAAATCGGAGAAGTTAAAAAATCTGGAGATTTACATTCGCAATATTCTAATGCAATATTTTTATTAATTAAATGGATAAAAGAAAATGAAGGTTGAAGAATTATTAAAAGAAGATAATATACCTGCAGTTAGAGATTTACCTCCTATTGATAAAACTGAATTAGCTAATGTAATAAAACAAGTTAGAAATTCTAACGAATATAAAACTATTATTGACAAATATTTTAAAGAAATAACATCTCCAATTCAAGAAAAAAATGGAACATTAGCTTTTATTTTAAAAAATGCAGTTGGCGAATATTATATTTACAGTAATGGTCAATTAAGAACTAGTAGTTCAGATAGATTAACAAAATTGCCTTCTCCTACTCCAAATAAAGATTTATATACCCGTTATATAAATTGTGTTATTGAATTAGAAAACAAAGCAATTAAAAGATTAAAAAAACCTATTGATGAATTAAAAATAATTGGTCAATCAATATCTTCTTTATCTGAATTGGAATTACCTGATGAGTGTAGAGCTATAACAATTAAAAATACTAATATTAGAAATTTAATAGCACTTCCTAAACAAATTAATAGTTTTATTAGAATTGAGAATAATAAACAATTATCTTCTTTAGAAGGTATTTCTGAATATAACGGAGCAATATTAATATTAAATAATCCTAAAATTGATAATCTTCATAATATCCATAAATTAATTAAAAGTATGACAAGAGATTTTTATTTTGATGATGAAATTAAATTATCAGTGTTAGGTTTAATATTAATTCCAGGCATTAGAGAAATTATTTCTTATGGAGATAAAACTGCTGATGTTGCTAAAATATTGTCAAAACATATAAAATCTAAAGATATATTAGAATGCCAGGAAGAACTTATTACTAATGGTTATAGAGATTATGCAAAACTTTAAAACATTAGTATGAAATTATACGAAATATTTAATTCTAAAGTGGACTTAATGTGGCAAAAACAGGGCAGATTTGATCTTGCTCCAATCTCATTTGAAGGATTACCATATCAAATTCAAATTGAAAAAAAGCCATTATATGATGTATTTGTTGAGGCGTTAAAAATAAAATCCGCTGAAGTATCTTTTTATAAAGTTGATGTAGATAATGAAGATAAAGCTCATAGCACTTCAAATGATTTTAAGATAAATCCTGCAATGTTATATGGAGTAATTGCTAATTCAGTAAGTGAAAAATTTTCTGAATATGAAGCATTCTATTTTTCTGCTGAACGCAAACATTCAAATTCTGAAAAGGAATATAAACAAAAATGTAAAATTTATTTTTTTCTTGCTGACAAACTAAAGAAAAATTCTAATAATACAACTTATTACGAAAATGAAACAAACTTAAAAAAAGAATTCTTAGTTTGTAAAAAAGAAATAACTCCTAATAAACATTTCAAAAGTCCTTTTTTTGAAAATTTATTAGCTTTTTCTAGTGAACAATATATTAAAATAAAATAAACACAATATGCAAAACTTTAAACAATTTTTAAAAGAAGAAAAAACTTCTATTTTACAAGATTATGAAAATTTTAAATATCCTGTGATTTGCAAAGGATTTGAGTTTAAAACTGGAGAAATATCTAGAAAATATTTTAAAAACGATGAATGGACTAAAGACGGTTTTTTGCAAGTATTGAATAGTGAAATAAAAAAATTATTTAAAATGGATAATGTTGAAGCTGTAATCTTAAGAGAACAAATTTATAGCTTTATTCAAGTTGAAATTTATTATGGAATAACTAATAATCAACAAGGAACTGATGACAATCTTAATGAGTTTTTTTATTTGTGGGATAAATTATTACAACAAGAATTTCCAGAAACAAAAAATAGATATGTTGCAACGTGTTGGGTAAATGCTCCTTTACAAGTCATTTTAGAATTTCCTGAAGTTAATTTAGACTTTGCAAAAAATAAAAATGTTTCATTATCTGGAATAAATAAGTTCTTAAATTGCGAATATATTTTATTATCTGGTGGAGAAAATATTTCAAGTTCAATGTTATCTTTATTATTAATAAAAAGATTGAAAAAAATAATTCATATTACTGATAATGATACTAAATTGATTGATATTTTTAATAAACATTTATCATCAGATAAAGATGTATTAGAATGTCAAGAAGAACTAATTACTAATGGATATAGACAATATGCAAAGCTTTAAGCATTTCTTATCTGAAGAAATTGAGCATGGAAGATATTTCAACTATACATTAAAAGTTGAAAGACTTAACAATTCGAACATTTTACAAAATGTTCCTAAAGAAAAATGGGAAGATTTAGCTGAGAGCATTAGTCCACTGCTTAAATGTCAATGGTTTTTAGATTTCACAGTGAACCTTGTAATTGCAAATCCAACTCAACAACAAATGGCTGATTATACTTGGTTTGAGAATATTGAAACTAAGTTGGAAGAAGGAGCAGATGAGTTGTTAAAGCCAACTATTTTGACATTTGATAAACAAAAAAGTTATGGGAAATTGGAGTATTATGGTGTGCCAATGAGTTTGATAGATTACAAGGTGATTAAATTATTTTTTAACACAAGAAGTCTTGCTTTAAGTGGTTTTAATAAAATGATTGGTAAAAATTGTGTACAATTGGATATATCAAATATGGATTTTGTGCAAAGCAATGTTCTTAGTTTATTATTGCTTCCAAAAACTTGTAAAATTAAATGTAATACAATAAAAGAACCTTGGGTTAAAATAGTTGATAAACATTTACAATGTGATAGAGATATATTAGAATGTCAAGAAGAATTAATTACTAATGGATTAAGACAATATGCGAAACTTTAAACAATTTCTATTAAAAGAAAATGTCCAAAATTATCCTCAATTGAACATTTGGACTGCAATGCAAGATGAAAAAATTCCAGCAAAATATGCTAAACAATTTAAAGCAGCTATCAATCATCATATAACTGAAAAAGAGCATATGAAAGTTATTGAAGCAAGTCCAGATGATGGAAACTTTTTTGTATGTATTGAATTAATGCAACCAAATGATATTTTTAAAGCTTCTAGATTAATTGATACTGTTTTAGATATTTGCGAAGGATTTGGTCAATTAGAAATGGGTAGTCAAGATATTTACTGCGAATGGCCGCCAGCCTATCCAATTTCAGCTTCTAATTATGTTGTTAATATTCAATTAACAGAAGAAACATCTTCTAAAGAATTTAAAAAGCATATCGCATCTGCAGAAACACTTTCTATTCAATCAACTAAATATTTAACAGGATTTTTAGGTTTAATGTTATTAGATAAAAAAGTTAGATTTTTAGAATTTGATTTAGCTAATGCTGAATTTTACAAAGCTGAAAAAATTATTCAAGAGCATTTTGCTTCTGATAGAGATGTTTTAGAATGCCAAGAAGAACTCATTACTAATGGATTAAAACAATATGCAAAATTTTAAATCTTTCTTATTAAAAGAAGAAGAAAATCATAATCCTAAAAATCATGATTTATCTTTAGCTATTAACTGTGATAGTAAAATTTATACACCTGAAATTGTTGAAGATTATGAAAATACTTATGATATTGAATTGACAGAAAAAGAAATGTGTAATGAACTTTCTGAATTAATGCCTAATAAAAAGATTGATTGTTATTTTGCAAATACATTAATTGTTTCTGTTGATATTGATAAATCTGAAAAAAATATTACATTAGAATATCAAAATAAAATTACAAAAGAAGTTGAAGATAATCTAAATAAAATGTTGCATTCAATAATGCAAACTAAAGTGGTAACAAGTTCTCTTCTTATTAGAGAACAATTACCAGAAGATATTAAAATTCAGGCCAATATTGCAGATTTGTATTTACCATGGGCTAAACCATTTTCGTTATCTGGATTTGATAAACAACTATTATCTTGCAGAATACTTAATATTAAATTTCCTGAAAAAATTATTGGCGGAACATTATCATTATTAAAAATAAAAGATTTACATACTATTAACTGTGATATAAGTCCTGAATGGTTGAATATAATTAAAAAACACTTAACATCAAAAGATATATTAGAATGTCAGGAAGAACTTATTACTAATGGATTTAGAGAATATGCAAAACTTTAAGCAATTTTTAAAAGAAGATAATAGTGAATATGTCATTAAATTGATTGTTGAATTTTCTATTAGATATGAAGATATTGAAGATTATCTTAAAGAACAAAAAGAAACTATTATAAAAAACATTGAAGAAAAAACCAATACTAAAGTATTCTTTTTTGATATTAGAAAACATTCATTTAGCATTGAATTGAAAATAAATAATGATAATCAATTAACTCAATTAATGCAGATTGAAAAAGAAGTTGTTGATATATTAGAAAAATATAATAGCAATGACAGTTTTCAACATTTACCTAATGATACAAATTTAGAATTATTAGTAAATCATTCATTACCTCAACATATAAAAATTAGTTTTCCATACATTTATATTACAGCACAAGGTCCTACATCGTTTAAAGGTATTAATAAAATCATTGGAGATTTTGAATTATTGCAAATACGTAATAATTCAAAAATAACAGATAGTGTTTTAGGATTGTTACTATTAAATAAAACTAATAGAAAAATATCTTTATTATTTTCAAAAAATGAATGGGTTAAAATTTTAAATAAACATTTAGAGAAT